GGAGTGGTTCAAGACTGAGATCCTGAAGGAAACAAAGGATTCAAACGGCGTTCTTCTTGAAGACGCTGATGCTCAGAGTGTTCATTTTGCGCTCATGTTTGAGTTCACAGCTGATCAGAAAGCCATAAGACATGTCCTGTATAACAATACAGTGACACGGCCCAAGCTGGAAGGCAAGACCAGAGAGGATTCAACCGAGGTCAAGACAGATACTCTTACAATCAACTCGGCACCTTGTAAATTCAACATAAGCGGCTATGATGTAAGGTTCCCGAAGGCATCATCAGGAGAGGATACCACTACGACTGCATACAATAACTGGTATTCATCAGTATATATCCCTGATCAGCTTCCTACAAGCATTCAGATCAGCGGTGGCTCATCTGTAGCAGTAAATGCGGAGCTGACACTTACAGCAATCACGGTACCTGCCGATGCAGATGTGAACTGGGCAAGCTCAGACACAGACGTGGCAACAGTTACAGCTGGCGTGGTTGAAGGTGTAGCAGCCGGAACCGTGAGGATTACAGCTGAGCTGGATGATGATCCGACCAAGTTCGACACGAAGATCGTTACCGTAACGGCTTCATAAGAGAATAACGACTATACTTATCAGACCCCTGCTCGATACCGGGCAGGGGTTTTTGTGAAAAGGAGAAAAGCATGTACAAAGAGATTGAGATGTTAATGGCAGATGGAGAAGCCAAAGCTATACCCATGAAAGCAACAGGTTCGACCTGTTTGAGATATAAGCAGTTCACAGGGAAAGAGTTGATGAAGTCAATACTTAAAGCAGCAAATGCGCTCACAAATGGCTTCAATTCAGAAGAAATATCAGAAGAGGCGGATGTAGATGAATTCCAGCAGATCATATCATCCCTGGCATTCATAATGAACAAACAAGCTCTTGGCGACGATATGAACAGGCTTAGCGAGAATGAATATGTTGATTGGCTCGATGAATTCGACTCGGGGGCATTCACACAGAACGCAGGAGTCATCATAGACCTGTATATGAACAACACATTGGGAACGAGCGTCGCAAAAAAAAATCCCGTCCGACTGACAGAGAAGTAAATACAGCCCTGTATTTATTAAGGGCCAAACAAATAGGAATAACTATTGACGAACTGGATCAGCTGGATGAGGGCATGGTATACGACATGATCACCGAATCCATAAATGATACAGTCACAGACGCATATACAGAATTAGCAACACAGGAAGATTTTGATAACTTTTAAGGTGAGCACATGGCATCAGGAAGAATCAAAGGAATCACAATCGAGATAGATGGCGATACCACCAAGCTAACCAACGCCATTAAGCAGTCAGAACAGCAGATCAGGCAGAGCACAAGCAATCTGAAGGATATCGACAAGCTACTGAAAATGGACCCGGGCAATACCGAGCTCCTGACTCAAAAATATAAGAACCTGCAAACGGAGCTTGAAGGGGCAAGGGATAAGCTGACCAAGCTCAAAGAAGCTCAGGAGCAGATGGTCAAAGAGGGTAAGGTAGGTACCGAAGAATATGACGCCCTGCAGAGAGAGATAGTTGAGACAGAGCAGAAGGTCAAAAGTCTTACCAACGAGATGAAGGAATTCGGTTCTGTATCAGCTCAGAAAATAGCAGCCGCCGGAGAGAAAATGAAAGACTTCGGCGATAAGGTATCGAGAGTCGGTACTGGCCTAACCGCTGGAATAACCGCTCCTGTTATGAGTATAGCGACAGCTGCAGTCAAGACTACAGCAGAATTCGACACATCCATGAGTAAGGTTGCTGCTATTTCCGGAGCCACAGGAAGCGAATTCGAAGCCCTCAGAAATAAAGCCCGCGAAATGGGTGAAACAACAAAATATACAGCTTCAGATGCTGCAGAAGCTATGAACTATATGGCGATGGCCGGATGGAAAACACAGGACATGCTCGATGGTATAGCTGGCGTAATGAACCTTGCGGCAGCTTCGGGGGAAGACTTGAGCACTACATCTGATATCGTAACAGATGCGCTTACTGCATTCGGGCTCAAAGCATCCGATTCATCACACTTTGCTGACATCCTGGCCAAAACTGCCGCAAATGCGAACACTAATGTAGGTATGATGGGCCAGTCATTCAAGTATGTGGCACCTGTGGCGGGAGCTATGGGATACAGTGCTGAGGACTGTGCTATTGCACTGGGCCTTATGGCCAACTCCGGTATCAAGGCGGATATGGCCGGTACTTCTTTGAGAAATATGCTCACGAACATGGCCAACCCTACAGAATCAATGGCTATGGCTATGGATAGGCTTGGATTGTCTCTCGCGGATGATCAGGGGCATATGTATACCCTTCAGGAGCTCATGAATCAGCTCCGTAAAGGCATGACGGAAATAAACATGCCGCTCGAGGAATACAATGCACAATTAGATCAGCTTGATAAGCAGCTCGAGGATGGAACGCTTACTCAGAAAAAATATGATGCCGCACTCGAAGAATTAAATAAAGAGGCTTTTGGAGCTGAAGGAGCTGAAAAAGCAAGAGCTGCCGCTATGCTCGGCGGTAAAAGGGCAATGGCCGCATTACTTGCAATATCGGAAGCCGCTCCTGAAGACTACGCAGCTCTTACTGAATCAATATATAACTGTGAAGGCGCCGCTCAACAGATGGCAGATACTATGATGGATAACGCTGAGGGACAATGGCAGATTCTTTTGTCCAAGGTTCAGGAATTAGCAATATCCATAGGTGATATCTTAATGCCGGTCGTCAGAGATATTATCGATTATCTTCAGCAGCTTGTTGATAAATTCAATAGCTTAGATGACAGCCAGAAGGAGTTAATTGTAAAGATAGCACTCGCCGCGGCGGCGGTTGGCCCGGTACTGATAGTTATTGGTAAAGTAATCACCGCAATAGGGACCATCATGACTTTTGTTCCTCAGATAGTAGGCGCAATAGGCGCTATCGCTACGTTTATCACAGGCACAGCAATTCCCGCAATAAGCGGACTGATAGCAACAGCTGCTCCTCTCATCGCGGCAGCCTTACCTGTCATAGCGGTTGCCGGCCTTGTGGTTGCTGCCGGCGTCCTGGTTGTTAAGAACTGGGATGAAATAAAGGAAGCTGGGGCATTGCTGGTAGAGAGAACTCAGGAACACTGGGAAAATATCAAAAACAATGTAACCGAGGCGGCAAGCACTCTCAAAGAGCGGACGACAGAACACTTCGAAAATCTGAAGCAGGGCATCAGTGAAAGATTCGATCTGATTGTCGAGGCGGCCAATACTCTCAATGAAAGAACGACAGAACATTTTGAAAATCTGAAGAACAACCTGCAGGAGAGATTCAACATAATTTCCGAGGCTGTAAGCACCTTTAAAGATCAGGCTGTAGAACACTTCGAGAACTTCAAAAACAGTGTGAGAGAGAGGTTCGAGAACGTACAAGAGGCAGCTAATACCTTCAAGGAGAGGATAAGAGAGAACTTCGACAGCGTGAAACAGAAGATAGATGATGCTATAAACGCCGTGAAGCAGAAGTTCGAGGATATGAAGAACGGGCTCAATTCAGCGATTGATAACATCAAGCAGAAACTCGATACCTTCAAACAGAAGTTCGATGATATTAAGTCGCATATCCAGGGTGTGGTTGACTGGCTTAAGGGATGCTTCAACTTCGACTGGAAACTGCCGGATCTTAAACTGCCACATATAAGTATAAGCGGTTCATTCTCCATAGATCCGCCATCGGCTCCGCATTTTTCCATAGACTGGTATGCAAAAGCGATGGAAAAAGGAATGATCTTGAACTCTCCTACTATCTTTGGGGCAGCAGGCGATAAGCTCTTAGGAGCTGGCGAGGCAGGATCCGAGGCAATAGTAGGAACAGATTCTCTGCAGAGCATGATAACCAGTGCAGTAGCAGCCGGAGGATATGGCGGCGATATCATCATTCCGTTATATGTTGGGAACACGAGACTGGAAACGATGGTTGTCAAGGCTCAGCAGATAAATGATTACAGATCAGGAGGGCGATGATGGTCAATGTATTAAAAGTAAACGGTGAGTGGTTGCCTACTCCTGAAGGCGATCTCTCATATACAGACGAAAAGATAATGTCTGAGAGCGAATCAGAAGCCGGTACCACTCTTGCGCTGATCACAAGGGTGAGCCGGCTTAAAATAAAAGGCAGGTGGCATCTATCGGGCATATGGGCCGAGAAGTTCCGGGCGCTCCGGAATGAAGACACAGTAACAGTCGAAGCATACTATCCGAATAGGAACACACTCACATCAAGAGAGTGTTTTTTTGAGGTGACAAGTGAGACGCACTTAACCAATGCCAGAAAGCAGCTGCCACATGAAGGCGGCCTGTATGAAGTTGATGTCGAGATAAGGGAATTATAAATGTACAGTGTATCAAACGCTTATAAGGTCGCTATGGCCAAACCTGTACAGCAGGGTAAGCTGTCGGGAACAATTGCATCAGCGAAAGGATCTTGGAGCGTTGACTATACCGAGAACAACATTGAGAAGGGATCCTTCTCTCTGACGAATCAATGCTCCGGAAACGATAATGTCGAGATCGGGACGGTATACACAGCAGAACTTGACTGTGTGTTCATGGATGTAGGTATAGAGAGGTATCAGTGGCTTGATGCGGTCCTTACTCCGTTTCACTCATTAAGGCTGGACGACGGGACATATGAAGCGGTTCCCCTCGGCGTATACATTATCAAGGAAGCGAACTGGGTAAAAAACGGTGTCGAGATCAAAGCTTATGACAACATGGTCAAGCTCGATAAGACCTGCAATATCAAGACCATGCAGGGAAGCATATTCAGTTTTTTATCTATGGCCGCGCTGACTTGCAAAATAGAGCTTGCTCAGACAGAACAGGAGATACAGGCGCTCCCGAACGGAGATACTGACCTGACGCTGTTTGTGGAAAATGATATCGAGACTTGGCGCGATCTTGTGTCATGGTGCGCTCAGACAACTGGCACATTCGCCACTATGAACAGGCAGGGCAAGCTCGAGCTCAGGCAGTACAAGACCGAACCGGTAGATGAGATAGGCTGGGAGAGACGTATAAACGGAGCTAAGTTCTCAGATTACGCGACACGCTATACCGGAATGTCATGTGTAAACATAGCAGAAAAAAGCACGACATACTATAACATCATTCCGGATGATGGCCTGACGTATAACCTTGGCTCGAATCCGCTCCTACAGACAGGCTTCGAGGATATAATCACGGCTCAGAGGCGGGCAATACTGGATGCACTGACAATTATTGATTATGTACCCTTCGAGGTATCGATGATCGGTACTCCGGCTTATGACCTGGGAGATATCATTGTATTTAAAGATGGAATAGCAGACGAAGACCAGATATCCTGTATCACTAAGTATGACTGGAAGTATGGCGGCGACTATTCGATTACAGGAGTCGGGCAGAATCCGGACCTGGCATCGGCAAGATCCAAGAACGATAAGAACCTGACTGGAATCATGAAATCCGGAGAAGAGAATAAGATACAGTATTATTCCTTCACTAATGCGGATGACATCAAGATAGAAGATGGTGAGACTCATACCATCATCAACATAAGATTCCAGTGTACACAACCTACGGTGGCGATCTTCCACGCAGAGGTACTGCTGGAAGCTGAGACAACGGTTGAAGGTATTACATATAACGACGCAGTCGGCCAGATACTCTATTATATGAATTCGGACCTTGTATCAGATTATGAGCCTAAGCAGGTATGGATGGACGGGCGGCACATGCTGCATCTTCTTTATTATTTTAACCTGCAGAGCACCCAGATAAATGATTTTGATGTCCGTCTGAACATGACGGGCGGCTCGGCATATATCCGGCAGATGAATATAAAGGCTGCCATCTATGGCCAGAACCTGTATGCTACGGATAAGTTCGATGGAATCATTAAGATAGAGGAGTCATGGGAAGAAGTCGAGCCTACAGTTATATCAGATATCAGCGCAGAGATAATAATGGGCGAAGAATTGAGCAGTGAAGTATACGCAAGAATAACCAGCGGATACACCGAGGATCTGTCAGAGATAGTCAAGACCCTTGAACTCCTGACAGTAGCAAGCATTCAGAGTGACACATTGGAGGTAGACACAGAATGATAGGAACGTGTGAAATAGTCCTGAAGGATAGGAATAATAAGATCGTACGCAGGGAGAAAGAGCACAACCTTGTCACCAACTTCTTTGACGAATATTACAAAGAGCTGGGCCCAGTCAAGGGACTGCCATATAACTACGCGATTGAGGATATGGTAGGCGGCATTCTCTTATTCCAGAATACTATTGAGGCGGATGCAGACAACGTACTTCTTCCATCTGGTAATAAGATGATCGGCAACGGTGCGACACTTATAGCACAGGGCTCCGGTGCAGCTGTTAAGGAACTGGGTACGTGGATTGAAGATGGCACCATGTGGATAGACCATGACACGTATCAGATGAAGTATGAATGGGCTCCGTCTCAGGCAGTTGGAACTATCAGGTCTGTATGCCTTACATCAAGGGCACATGGATTTATCGGCGAAGGGAATGAGACCAGCGAGGCCCAGAGATCCACACCGTCATCCAGTCAAACGAGTTATGAACATTTTCACCAGAGTTGGCTCAACAAAGGATATGATCAGGGACATAAATGCGGAGGAAAAGTTCATTGCGTCTATGATAATGTGGCCTACAGAGTGATAGATAACGCTTCAAATGGACAGATACTCGTACATAAAAACTATATCCCTATGTCTGAGATACAGTTCCGCGACGGAGCTTCCCAGCATGATCCCTTACTTCTTGAAACCATCACTCACAGTATTGATGCCGAATACATGGAAGATATCAGGGCGATGGGAGATTATGCGAAGATAATAGTATCGACCTCGGAGGATGGAAAGATACATTTTATTTTAGCACAGGTAAATTCGAGTTCGAGCATCACCTATAACTTCTATGTGACTACGACTCATCCGTACGTATATTGCTATACATATGATATAGAGGACGATAGTTTCACATGTAAGAGGATAAACCTGTATAGCTATTATATGAAGAGGACAGGATTCAAACCGTTCTATGACGGGAAATATCTGGTGATAATCCCCGACAACTATTATTCAAGTAACTATTCAGATCAGCATGTAAGCGCTATCGATACGGATGAGCTGACACTGAACGACCTGGGACAGGTATGCAGGGCCGGATATTATGCCACACTATATAGATGTGATAATCACCAGTTCTACTTCTACATTAGCAGCAGATATCAAGTAGGTGATATGTACCTGGGAGTAAAGATTGATGCAGCCAGAGGCTCATGGGGTTTCATCAATCTGACCGGTAGTGGTACTTATCTTTCATCTGTATTTAAGCCTAAAGGTACCAAACTTACCGGCTTAGAGTATAGCAATCCGAATACAATATTCAATCGTCACGGTGATTACCTGGCAACAATATTCAACCTGCCGCAGGCTGTAGCAAAAACAGCTGATCTGACCATGCAGATAACATATACACTGACTTTTTAAGGAGTAGTTATGGCTAATCTGATTCAATATAACGGTGATAGCAAGGTCATAAAAAGAATCTGTGAGTTGCTGAACACAGCTATGTCACCGGTGCAGGATGTAAAAGTCAACGGCGAATCGGTCCTGAATGAAGATGGAGTAGCCGAGATTGCGATGCTTATACTCGGCGAAGATGAAGATAACGCTTATCCCGGAAACCTCGGGAAAGAGGCTCATGATCATTCTCTTGTGACATCCGGCAATCCTCACCATGTTACGGCCGAGGATCTGGGACTCGGGAATATCGTCGATCAGGTAAACGCTATCCTGTCGGCACTCGGGCTCTCCTGGAACTGGATCACGCATGAGGATGAATATATAACAGATCACAACGGTGACAGGATTATATTCCACGGAGTCGGGCTTGAAGAGACTCAAAATATACAGTGGCATTAGGAGGATTATAAGATGGCTGATAAAACCATACCGCAGCTGCAAGAGAAAGAAAACATACTGACCACAGACCTCATACCGGTTGATGACGGTACAGCTACATATAAGGCGACCATAGCCAAGCTGATACAGGCAATACCGGGAGTGACAGGGGTAACTATAAATCCTACGGGCGACGGTATCATAGTAGCGTTCCGGAGCGGTGAGCCGGTTGAGATCATACCACATGATGGTACCAAACAAAATGTACTGACTTTTGACACAGCGCCGACAGATGGCAGTACTAATCCTGTAACATCAGGCGGCGTTTATACGGCTGTAAACACAGTGGCCGGTGCCGTATCGAGTGAAGCATCAAGGGCAGCAGGCGTAGAGCAAGCTCTATCAAACGCGATACTGGCTATCGCTGCAAATCTTGCGACTTATCAGGCGACAGATGTATCCACTAAGCCGTATGAAGTCGGAGATCTGATGGTCCGGAACAACCTTGTATTATATAAGGTTACAACGGCTATCCCGGACAACAGCTCCATACAGGTCGGTACCAATGTCGAGGTGACGACAATAGAAGAGGCGCTTCATAATACCAAGCCGTTAAGCGAAGGCGGTACCGGAGCGACAACGGCAGCAGGCGCGAGGACTAATTTAGGGCTCGGTACAGCAGCTGAGTGTGACAGCACATCAAGCGTGACTGAGGACAGCGACGATCTGCCTACAGGCGGAGCAGTGTATACAGCGGTTAAGGCAGTGCAGGACGCACTGAATAACCTTGGCCTGTATATAGATCAAGCTGGCTATTTATGCCAGAGAATAGCAGAATAGGAGGATATTTATGGCATAAATAGCCAGCT